GGTCGGGACATAGAAAATAGAGACTGCTTATATACAAATTCAAACCCTCCAAATACTTTTGCCTACAATCCTATAGGTTGAAGAGCACCCAATGATGAGCAATACACTTCTCCCTATTTTTTATAAAACTAAATGAAAATAATATGAAATATAGTTGACTACACGATATAATCAAATTTCATTTTTGTTGACTTCTGAGTAATATAGTCTCACCAGTCTATTGAAATACAATAGGGGTATCGTAAGTACCCAAAAATGGCAAAATACATATTGTATGGTTTACTAGTTCTTTTTCTCTGTCTTTTCTTTCTTTATATATTTCTTTCTTTTCTTTCTCTTTTTCTTCCTCGTACTTACGTACTCGTCAGAAAAATACGTTATCAGCTTTCTAGGGTAGGGCTTCCAAATACAGGAGTACTATCTATTACGAAACCGATAACGTGTATTGTTTTTCTAATTCCAAATTAGCTTGTGGTATTACCAAATAGACTCTACAGCAACACAAGAAAGGTGAAAGTGTAATTTTTGCAGATAGTAGTGAAAGGATAAGAAAGGAGATTGGTAATGGCAAACGAGATTGAACAGTTAGCAGAGATATACGACAGATGTGAAAATGATTTGGTATTATTCCGACAAATGTTTCTACCAGCTGAACACGAAGTTAAACCTGCTTGGTTCCACCGTAAATGGGGAGATGTATTACTAAATGGTAATCGACATTATGCTGTAGAAGGCTTCCGTGAGTCAGCGAAAACGTCGTACGTATTGAGAGCATTCCCAATACATTGCTTGGTATTTCCATCCAAGAAGAAACAATACATCGTATTTATCATGGCTAACCAACGGGCAGCCAGCCGAAGGCTTAAAGATATTGCTGAAGAATACACCAGTAATGAATTAATGAACCTTAACTTGGTTCGTATTAAAGAGCAGTCTGAAAAGGCATTTGAGATTATCGTAAAAGATAAAAACGGTGAAGAAATTACAGTACGTATGGAAGCGTATGGTAAAGGTTCTAGTGTCCGTGGTCTGAATAACAAAGATAGACGTCCTGATATTATTTTGATAGATGACCCTCAAGACTTGGAGGATAGTCTTTCTGATACAGTACAGAAATCTGACTATCAATGGTTCTTATCTGACGTATACTTCCTTGGTAAAAATACACGAATATTCTTTATCGGTAATAACCTTGGTGAAAAGTGCATTATCGAACAGGTAATATCCAACAAAGAAGAATTAGGATTTGATGCGGAACGCATCCCTGTATTAAATGAAGATGGTCAATCTAACTGGGAAGAAATGTACCCAGTAGAAGCTATCAACGATGAACGTGAAAAGTGGCGTAAACTTGGACAGTTAGACATTTGGGAACGTGAAAAACTTTGTATTGCTATTTCTCCAGAAAGCCAAATCTTTAAGAAAGAATACTTTAGGTATTATGACCCTAATACGATACAGCTTGAAGAGTGTTCTGTATTTATTGCTTGTGACTTGGCTATCTCTGAAAAGGAAACAGCCGATTTCACTTCTGTATGTGCTGTCGCTGTAAACCCTGACAATCACTGGTTCCTACTTGAAATTGATTATGGTAGATGGGACCCTACTAAAACGATTGATACCATATTTCAAATGGTTCAAAAATACCGACCAATTTATGTTGGTATAGAAAAAGTCGCTTATCAAGCGGCTCTTATTCATTTTGTGGAAAAGGAAATGATTAAGCGTAATACTTGGTTTACCGTAAAACCTTTAGAAGCAAAAGAGAAAAAAGAAATCCGTATCGCAGCTTTACAACCAAGATTTAAAGCTGGTACATTATGGTTCCCTATGGGGCAGGATTTCTTAGTAGAGTTAGAGAGTGAGTTCTTATCATTCCCTAAATCTCTACACGATGATTTAATTGATAGTTTAGCACATATTTCAGCGATTGCGAGCCCACCTGTTGGTACATTTGGGTCAGTAAGTACTGCTGATATACCGATGGGAGGTGCAATGTAAGATTGGCTGAAGATTTCACAGTTGAATTAACTGGTCAAGAGGCAGATAAAGCCTTATTGAGTTTAGTTAAAGCTGATATTGCTGATGCTGAGGCATATCAACAATCTATTATCCAGCCTACTGTGCGTGAGCGTTACAATATTTATTACGCAGATAAAGAATACTACTCTCACAAATTCCCGATTTTGAGTAAAACTTCTTCTTTGGTATCTACAGACGTAGCTGATACTATCGAATGGGCGTTACCATCTTTGATGAAAGTATTTACTGGCTCTGATGAAGTAATTACTATTCAAGGTGTTACAGAAGAAGATGACCAAAACGCAGAAGTAATGCAAAGTTTATTGGTATACCAATTACAACGCCAGAATAAATTCTTCCCTATCCTGTATAATTGGATGAAGGATGCTTTGATTACTGGTATGGGTATTATCAAATGCTATTGGGAACGTACAGAAGGCTATACCCCAGAAACTGCACAGCTTAATGCGGATGCATTAAAGCTCTTAGCACAGACTGGTGTAGAAATTACTAGCGTTGAAGGACCTGATGTGATGGGTGATTTCACTGTAACATGGAATTCTCCGTATTATATCAAGAATAGTCCTAAATTAGAAAACATCTTAGTATCAGAATTCCTATATTCTCCTGATGCTAAAAACCTCGAAGATGCGAATTTCGTAGCACACCGTAAAAAGGTTACTATGTCTCATCTTCGTCAAAAAGAGCGTGAAGGTATTTACGCTAATGTAGACATGGTTCACCCTGATAATGGTCCAGTATCTTGGATTACAGACCAAGTAGAGGACGTAATTGGAGACCATTACACACCATTACATAATAACCAACAAGATAAAGCTCGTGAAGAAGTTACGATTTATGAATGTTACACTAAAATTGACTTCAATAACGATGGTATTCTTGAAGATATGATTATTACCATTGCTGGTGATGTTATTCTCCGTGCAGAACCTAACTACATGGGTAGGCACCCATTCTTCTCCATTTCTCCAACTAAAGACCCTCATCGTATTTGGGTAAAACGCTCTTATGCAGAGCTAATTGGGGAATTACAAGATATGAAGGTAGCCCTCACTCGTCAAATCGTACAAAATATTGCATTAACTAACGACCCTAAAATGATTTTAGCAGAAGATAGTATTAATATCTCTGACTATATTGAAGGTCGTAAGGTTATTCGTAAAAAACCGGGTTCTAGTATGGGCGATGTAGCTATGGCAATGCCTGTAAATCAATTATCCCCTCAAACATTCCAATTCTTGGAGTATTTAGAAGGACAAAAGGAAAACCGTACTGGTATTACACGGTATAACCAAGGCTTAGATGCTAACAGCCTTAACAAAACGGCTACTGGTATTAGTGCTATTTTGGGACAATCTGCACAACGCTTGGAACTTGTGGCTCGTATGTTTGCGGAGACAGGGATATCGGAACTGTTTCGTTTTATGGTTAGCCTTAACCAAAAATTCGTAGACCAAGAAACTGTGGTTCGGCTAACTAACAAACAGTTACGTATTAGCCCTGACGACCTAAATGGTAATTTCGACTTAGTTGTAAATGCTGGTATTAGTATTTCTACTAAAGAGTCCACTATTATGACATTGCAAACAATGCTTACAGCGTTGATGCAAACACAAGCAGCTGGTATTCCTATTGTAACACCACAAAACATTTACAATCTATTCAAAAAATGGATTGAAAGTGCTGGCTTTAAAAACTATAATGATTATGTTACAGACCCAGCGGTTGTACAGCAACGTGCTATCATGGATATGCAACTTAAACAACAAGTATTAAGTAGTTTACCACCTGAAGCGTTACAAGCGTACATGACATTTGGTGTATTACCACCTCAATATTTATTAATGTTACCACCTGAATTACAATTATTATTTGGAGGAGAAGGAAATGGCTCAGAACAAAGTGGATTATTCGGAGCTGTCCAAAGCAACGGCTCACCTGCAAGCGGAAATGCAGGAACGGGATTTAGCTTCGGCGGTCCAAACCTTGCTCAAGGACTGGTTGGTGGCGTATCAAGGACTGATAATCAATCGCCTCAAAACGTGCCCCGTTCAGGAAATGGAGCACCAACGGAACCTTCTGGTGGCATCGGAGGCTTTTAATGATTTCTTAACTGCTGTTATTGCAAATGGCGATATGGCAGAAGCTGACCTTAAAGCGATTTTGGAGGCTGAGGCTTTTAATAGTCAAACAGGCTTTTATCCAGAATAAATAAAACAACCACGATTGGGGGTGATAATTTGATGACTGAACTCGTATATGGCGTAGTATGATGGAGGTGGTCCAATTATCTCCCTGTTCAGGGTTACGAACAATTTTTAGAAAGGATACGTAAAATTGAAGATTTCTTACAGTAACAAAAAGTTACCCTTTCAATATGACATTAACTCAGGAACATTCACTCAGTTGCCTGCACAGCAACATAAAGAAGGTGAAAGTTCTCCAAATAATGAATATAGTGAAAGGCAAAGCTACACACCAGAGCAACAAGCATTGCTAAATGCAAAGCCTAGTCCTAGTGCGAAACCACAGCATCAGGTTATGACAGCTAACCCTACTCCAAGTCAACCACATATGGATTTAACACCACGTATGGGCTATGCTCCAATTGCAGAGCAGTTGGCAAAACAAGCTGGCGTTCAAGCTGCTGTTCCTAACTACCAAGATTTTATGAAGCAAAGAGAGCCGATTAATCAAGCGAAAGCTCAATATGAGGCTACTCAAGGCTACCCTAAAGACGGCATGTATAAGCCATTACAAGATTTTACATCTGTGAGCATGGCACCTAAATTCCAAAGTGATGGTAGTAAGGAATTTGCAGCTAGTCATCAAGGCTTGTCCAACCCTAATGCTATTTATGATATTTTGCAACAAGGCAAGGCTTTAGAGGATAAATTCCGTAACGCAGCTGAAGGAAACTATACCCCATTAACTATGGGACAGATTGCTCAGCAACGTATGGATGCAATTCCTCAAGATATGGCTTGGGCACGACAAAATCCATTCTCTAAAGAAATGGGTTATCAATGGGCAGACGATAAAAAACTTGGAGAACTTGGTTGGGGTGCAGATGACATTACGTCTATGAAAGCACGTACTGAATTCCACCCACAAGAGATTGAAGAATTATATCGTCAAGGTGCTATTCGTGCTCCATATCGTGAGTATTTAGCAGAGCAAGAACGCTTGCGACAACAAGCAGAAGCCGAAGCTGCTAGAGTAGCACAAGCTAGAGCGGCATCTTATTCTTACAGCGAACCTGATAGTGGTTATTATGAAGCACCATCAGATACTCCTAGTGAGGTAAGTGCACCAGCTCCAGCACCACAACCACAATTTAGTGGCGACTATTCCATTCAGGCACCACAAGAAGAAACTGACTGGAGAAAAGTACCACTATATAAAGCTATTGGTGGCTTATTCGGTGGTAATAATGTATCGTCTGGTGACTGGACAGTCGCAGACGGCTATTAATTTGTATTAACATTCACCAACCCGCTAGGGAGTGAAAGGAGAAAACATGAAGGATTTTGAATTTAATTTGCAAACATTTGCAGAAGGTGAAGTAGACGTACCTGCAACGGAAACTGAACCAACAGAAGTTACTGATGTAGCTGAAACAGGTGGCGACACTGCACCTGCTGATTTTGATTTTGGCATTGACGAAAACGGCGATGTATTCTTTAATGGCAATCGAATGCTTTCTTTTGATGGCGATGAAGATGTAGACCCTGCTCCAGAAACGCAGGACTCTGAAGAAGGACAACCTACAGAACCTGAACCTGAAACTAAAGCACCAGAACCACAAATGTATACAGTAAAAGTTGACGGTCAAGAAATGCAAGTTCCCCTTGAGGAATTGTTAAATGGTTATCAACGTCAAGCTGATTATTCTCGTAAGACACAAGCATTGGCTGATGAACGCCGTCAGTTACAAGAGCGTATGGCTCAATATCAACAACCTCAAGCACAACCACAAGTACAAGAGCCGCAACAACCACAAGTTACACAAGCGGAATATTACAATAAATTAACAGAGTTTGCAAAAGGCGAGGTTGAAAAACATTTAGGGACTGAGTTCGATGAACTTAACCCTGTTCATATTGCGGCATTAGCAGATAGCGTAGCTACTATTAAAGCACAAATTTATGAACAACAAGCTGTCCAAAAGAATTTCACTCATGTGGTAAACCAATTCCGTCAAGACCCTAACTTCGATGAAATTGACCGTTATGCACAATATAAGTTGCAAAACATGCCTTATCAACAAGCAGTAAAAATTCAAAATGCTTTAGATAACTATGATGCTGATACAGTAGCACAATTCATGACAGCAGCTCGTAATGAGTATTACGGCATGATGAATGCACAATACAATCAGCAACAAACACCGCAACAAACGGTACCAAATATTCCACAACCAACCAATAAACCAAAACCTCCTGTATTAGAAGGTGCTGGTAGTTCCGAACGACCACCTATGTCTGCAACACAACAAGTTGACTTTAAATCTTTAGGTCGAATGACGAACGATGAGTTGGTTAAAGTATTCCAACAAACTGGCTTGACCAGATTATAATTTTGAAAGAGGTATAAAACATTGGCAGATAAAGATACAGCAGTCCGCTCTTTTACCGTAGTTGGTAAGAAAGAAGACATTACTGATTTCGTCACAGCGATTGACCCTGACCAAACGCTTTTAACTAACAAGTTTGGTAAAACTTCCGTTAAATCTACAGAACATGCATGGTTGAATGACTCCTTACGTCCAGCAATGGAAAATGCTTACCAAGAAGCAGTTGATTTCGACTCTCAAAAAGCAAATCCACGTAAACGTGAGTCCAACTATGTACAAAAATTCTTACATGGTTACTCCGTAACTGATACTACTCAAGCGATTGCTAAATACGGTGTGTCCGATGAATTGGGCTACCAAATGGTAAAAGCGACTAAAGAAATTGGTCGTGACCTTGAGTATGCTATCGTTCGCAACAAAGCTAAAGTTATGGGTGACGATGCTATTGCTGGTAAAATGGGTGGTATTCCTTACTTCTTGGAAAACTTCAAAGAAGTTACAGCAACAACAGCTGGTGTATTCACATTGGCTAACCACAAATTCGTAAACGGCGACGTTGTTATGTTCCGTGCGAAAACTGGTACTCTTGATACTAAATTGAAAGCTAACACTCAATACTTCGTAAAAGTAGTTGATGCTAATACTTTCAATATCTGTGAAACAGAACAAGAAACAACTGCAACAGTTCCTAATACTGTTAAACCAGCAGCAGCTATTAATGCAGGTTCTACAGAATTAACTTCTGGTAATGCTATTGATGCTAAATCTGCGGCAGGTGCAGGTGCTCTTACATTTGACCTTATCAATGATGCTATGCAAGCAGCTTGGTCCCGTGGTGGTTCCATTGACTTCGCAGTAATGTCTGGTAAGAACAAACGTGTATGCTCTGGTTTCACTCAAGGCACTACTAAAAACCGTGAACAAACTTCTAAAGAATTGGTAGAAGTTGTAGATGTATTGGAAACAGACTTCGGTCGTATCGATTTGGTTTCCCACCGTATGTACACAGATGATGTAGTGGACTTAATCGAAGCACAATACTGGAAATTGGGTTACTTAATTCCATTCCACGTTGAAGATGGCTTGCGTAAAGGTACTTACAAATCTAAATACATCACCGGTGATGCTACTTTAGAATGTACAGCTCCTATTGCAAACGCTCGCATTTACAACATCAAAAAATAATAAATGATATGGGGAGGGCGACCTCCCCTATTTTTTTTAGGAGGCACTATGAATATAGGTACACAAGTAGAAATTGACCCTAAAACTGGTGAATGGAAAATTAAACAAACGTATGATGAAGGTGTAGTACTCCGTGAATGTAAACGAATGCGTGACAGCATGGAGGAAGGTAGAATTCATGATGGTAAAGCCAAAAAGATTGCCATGATACCACGCCATAGATTTGCTACTGACTTTGAATTGATGCAATATCAACAATGTCAAGGTAAAGATAATGTAGAAGCAGCTAAATGGCTCAATATCTGGTTGGCTAAAAACCCTGAATTCCGTACTACTAATACAATCTACTCTGAAAATACAGGTAAAATTATTAAATCTACAGCCAAATATGGGGGTATTTAATGATTAGAGTACAGTCCATTATTGAGAGTATCTTATATAACTTGGACGAAGCGTACAATCGACAACATTCAAATAACGAATTAATTGATGCAATTAATACGGTGTTACGATATGTGAATTTGTCTTTAATCAATGTTGAAAGTTCTTATATTGCCAATAAGGTTAATATTAAACCAAATAATGGTGTAGCTAAATTACCTAGTGATTTTGGTAAGTTTGATAGTATTGAAGAAGATACAAATAAAACTTACGAAATTATGGGTAATAAAATCTATATCGAAAATCCTACAACATTAAAATACTATCGTATTATAAACGAAGTAGAAGATGTCACAGATGAGATTGATTTGCCAGCTATTCTATTTGATATGTTTGTACGTTTCTCTACAATGTTATTAAGAAAAGAACCTGATAAAACTGGTGGTTCTGATGGTATGGCTAAGCTAATTGCTGATGAAATTAAAAAGATGACAGCAAGTGATGCTAGTAGACCTATCGAACGACCTATGCAGTTCTATGTATAAGGAGCCGTAATGAAGGTAAAAGAAATGTTAATTTTAGCAAGACAACGCCTTGGTGATATGCAGAAAACATCATACTCTGATATTGAGTTGATTTACTGTTTAAATAACGCTATCGACCGCTTGTCTTATGAATTATACAATCAAAACGACCCAGAACTTACAAAGAAAATGACATTGAATGGTACACAGGAAACTAAACGTCCTGATGATTTCATTGCGTTTCAAGGTCAATTCCCTGTTGAATTTGAATACCGCACTGACGGTCCTATTATGAAACATCTTGACCCAGAGTTTGATGGGGAACTTGAAATTGTTTATTATGTAGCAATGCCTCATGTTAAAGGTTTGGAAGATGAAATTCCATTCAAACGTGTAATGTTTAATAAACAATTATTGCAATTCTTGTTATATGAAGCTAAACCTTCACTTGAAAAAGAAGGGCAAAATAGCAATACTACACCAGCTGACCAAGGCTAGGAGGTAATATGACAGTAAAAGAATTAATGAATAAAGCGGCATTACGAAACCGCTTATCTGATAGTATTGAAAGTGGGTATGATGACGATGAATTGATTGCATACTTTAACGATGCAATTAACTTTATGTGGCACGTCCTAATTGACAATAACTATTACGAAGTAATCGGAGACCATACATTTACAGATGAAATTACGCCAACTCCAGATGATTGGTACAAAGCTACAAATCAAGCTCCATTACAATTAATTGAGAGTGGTAAAAAGATTAAATGTTATGGTGAACTACCATACACGGTTAGATATTATAGACGACCTAAATTCGTAAATACAGTTAATGATGAATTGCCGTGGACAAATGAAGCATTCCCTAATATTCTCGCACAATTAACAATCGTATTTGCAATGAGTAATCATGAATTTGATATGACTGTAGAACAAGATTTTGTGGAGGCTATTATTAATTATTTATAGGAGGATAAATGGACAAACAGAATAACCTACCATCTACGATAAATGGTGATGGTCGTAAATTTATCTCCTTGCTTAAAGGGTACTTAAATGATATTAAGGCTTCTTTAGAAGACCAAATCAATGAAGCTACAAAGATTTGGAATGGTATTGCTGACAACCCTGATACTATATCTGAACAAGTCCGTAATATTACCATAGACGAACGCTCAGTTAATGGTAGTGTATCTCTCATTCTTAAATGGGATAGCACTCCTATTAAACAATATGCAGGTGTAAGTATAGATGTTAAAGTTGGTGATTTCCACGATACAGTAGACCAATTTGCTGACAAGCAGGTCCATCAACATTACGATACAGGCAAAACAAATATCTTTACAATACCAAACGTAGAGATTGGTAAAAAGTATGAATTCGTAATTCGTGGTAGAGATATTCGTAATGCTCTTTCTGAAAAAGCTAGAGCCCCTGTTACGTATTATTATGTATCTGAACAAACTCACGTTCCTGAAGCTCCATATGAAGCAACTGTTGTATTTGATAAACGTGGTGCTTATTGGTCATGGAAGCAAAAGCCACAGAATGATTATCAGTGGACAGAACTACGTTTAGATGAACATGTTGGTGAAGAACATAACCGATTAGATTTAACAACTGATTGGCACTCTACAGCTAAGCCATATACACGTGTTGGTACTGGCTATATTTACAATAAAGGTGTTGGTAATTCGTATTCAGAACCTGCTAAAGTAAACTATAGTAAAGCTGTACCAGCTAAACCGACACAGTTTGTTGTTAAACCAGTAATTGAAGGTCTTAATATTACTTTTGCTAGTATTCCAGAAGATTGTACAGGAGCTATTGTCTATGTTAATAATGAAGAAAACTTTGTGGTGGACAACAGTCTTAATTACCTCTGTTCTACTGGCTCTTACGTTGTTAAGGTTTGTTACGTTGACGTTTTTGGTAACGGCGAAATATCTGACCCAGTAACGATTAGTACTATTGAAGAAATACCAATCGAAATGCTTAACAAAGAAAAGCTGGGCATTAACGCTATTAATCAAGGTATTACTGATATCAATAATGCTCGTAAAGAGATTGATAAGAAGATTGGTGGATTACAAACATCGCTAACTTCGATGAATGGTATTATTGATGCCAAGGTTAAAGATGCTAAAGATACTGCTGAAAGCAGATTGACTGCTACGGCTAACGCTATTAATTCAACTGTATCAAATAACTTTAATAATTTACAAACTAATATTACGCAAGTAGCCAATAGTATTGAAGTTAAAGTTAAAGCAGGCGTCGATAAACTTACTGGTCAAGAAATTGTATCTCGTATTAATCTAGCACCAGATACAGTTAGTATCTCTGGTAAATACATTCATATCACTGGTCAAACGGCATTTGATAATGGTGTAATCGTTGCTAAACATATTGGTGATAAAGCTATTGTTGGCACTAAGATTGCAGATGATACTATTACTACTGGTAAGCTAGTAGCCAATGCCATCACTGGCGATAAGATTGCAGCTAATGCGGTAACATCAGATAAAATCAAGGCAGGCTCTGTGACAGCTACTCAAATTGCAACTGATGCAGTAACAGCCGATAAGATTAAAACTGGCTCTGTGACAAGTGATAAAGTGGTAGCAGGGGCTATTACTGGTGATAAGATTGCAGGTAATAGTATCAGTGGTGACAAAATCCAAGCAGGTGCGATTGATACTAACAAACTTAAAGCAGGAGCTGTTGATGCTGATAAAATTAAAGCAGGTTCTATCTCTGGTGATAAATTGAATGTCAATAGTTTGTCTAGTATTAGTGCCAAAATTGGTACTTTAAGGACAGCTACTACTGGTGCTAGAACTGAAATCCGAGATAATTTAATTGAGATATACGACGAAAATAATCGCCTTAGAGTTAGAATGGGGGTATGGAAATAATGGAAATCATTTATGGAATGCTAATTGTAGTTATTCTCATCTTTACTATTTACTACTATAGGAGAAAAAAGATGCTAGAAATTTATGACAAAGATGGTAATTTATCTTATGATATCACAAAAAATGGGCTTAGAATTCTAGGTGTGTATACATCTGCAATTTTATCGGGCGATATAACAATACCAATTAAAACAAAGCCCAACGAGAAGGTTAGCGTTGTGGTAGGTGCTTCCGCATTCAAAGAATATTATGGCTCTGCTATAGTAAAAGTCAATAGTATTACTCAGTCTGCTGTTCATTGCACGGTAGAAAGCACCGCAAAAGCACATATACGTGGTGGTAAAACTACAACAGGATTTGTCCGTGTTATTGTATTAGGGAGTATGTCATGAGTAAATATTTAGAAGTTAATAATAATAAAGGTGTTATCATAGATGACAACACTGAAATTAACACGATTGTTCCATACAATCCAACAGTAGATACTTTTACTGAAGATGGTCAAACATATTCTAATAAAGGTATTATTGAAATGGGTGATATCGTAGGGTATTATGGTATCGGAAGACTAATGACGACTGGTCCTTATTTATTAGGTGGAGCTACGGAATTTATTAATAGTGCTCGCTTATATCTTAGTGAATTAGAGTCTGACACACTTGAGTCGTGGAGCAAGGTTGGTGCGTCATACCGACCTAGTACATCTAATAAAAACATGAAAATTACAGGAAATTTAAAAAGACCAAACGAGATGAGAACAACCCCTTTGAGATATTTTGCTTTTAAAGATGATAATTCTACTGGCAATGTTGGACTACAGGCATTTGATGAAAGTGGAAAATTAATCTTTGACTCTAATAAACACTATACAAGTGTTATTGATGTAATTAATTTTAACAAATTTAGTGTAGATTATAATAAAGAATATAAGTACGATGTCCCTATTATTATCATACCAGTTTCTTTATCTTCTTGGTTCCAAGTGCGATATTCAAAAGGCTCGCAAGGGCTTGTTAATCGTTCTATTATCAAAAAAACATTTGTGCAGCAAACATCGCCATATAGTTTTAATATTGGGGTATTAGAAAAGTCATGCGACTTTGCTCCAGCTCGTGATAATCAGTATGATACAAATGGTCAGGAAAACACAAGCATTTTGGTGATAGACGCTACATCTGTATTTTCTCAATTAGAAAAATAATGGAGGCTTAATGATTGAAATAATGCTGCCACCACCAAAGGATAGCATTCTTTCCTATTTGTATCATAGTGCACCAGATAATGCTGTCTATGATATTATTTTCTGTATTTTAGCCGTAACAATTCTATTATTGATAGATATTCTATTACGGTTTGTAATTGAACTTGTTGAATACAACAAAGCAGTTGGTAAAGAATGTACCGCATGGAATATGTTTAAAGCATTATTCCTTGGCTGGGGAACTGTTACTCTCTCGAATGGGAAAACAAAAAGATTTTTAGTAAGTAAAGCATTCCGTAAGTCTTTATTTTCTAAGGTGTCTTTTGAATATCCTATTTTCTTCACTCTAGCAGCTACAGCATGGTCATTACCTGATGTTCCTGTTATGGGATTTAGAATAGATGCATTACTCTCTATGCTATTTATGTTAGCACCGATGTTATGTGAGATTGTATCTATTATCGAAAAATTAAATGAATTAGACGCAGAAGCCTTTAAATGGTTTAAGGCGTTACGTGAATTTATCAAGGAAACCAAAGAGGTGATAAAATCTTGAAGCGTATTCTTGAAATGTTAATGTATGAGAATGGGGGTTTATCCCTCACTCGTACAATTTCTGTCTTGTTTGTATTGCTATTTATTGGTGTGACAATTTACTTAGTATTCTTTGATGCTAGATGGGACCATTATGAAACACTTGCTACTATGGCGGCAGGTGGTGGTCCTATGACACAAGTTGCTAATAAATTAATCAACTCTAAATACAATTCAGGCATTGGAACTTATGAAGAAAGGAAAGGAGCTGAATAATGGCAAAGTTTAAATCTACTGTACCAGTATATGACATTACCGTCAATCAAGGCGACGACTATTCTTTGCAAATGATTGTAAGTGATGGTAAGAATGCACCGATTGACATTACTGGTTATACATTTGCTTGTAAAGTAAGAGAAACAGCAGAGAGCCAAGAAGTAATCGCAGAAGCCGAATGTGTAATTAGTGATGCACCTAACGGTGTATTAAATATTAATTTCTCTTCTGAAGTTACTGGCAACATTGATACTGATGGTGAATACTACGGCGAGACAAACTCTTACTATTACGATGTTCAGCAAACTAGTGTAAATGGGCGAAAAGAACGCATCGTTCAGGGTAAATTTATTGTAAGTCCCGGCATTTCTTTCCACTAGGAGGTATATATGGCTGATAAAATTATTAAAATTATACAAGCCTCTACTCCTAATATTACGATTAATCACAATCGTGATGGGAAAGATGGCAAAAACGGTAAAGATTTTAAGTTTGAAGACTTTACACCTGAACAATTAGAACGATTGAAAGGACCTAAAGGGGACAAAGGCGAAACTGGCGAACAAGGTCCTGCGGGTAATGTAGGTCCTCAAGGTCCTGTTGGTCCAAAAGGTAATGATGGTGAAGCAGGTCCTAAAGGGGCAGATGGTAATGTCGGTCCTATGGGTCCAGAAGGTCCTAGAGGTTTAACTGGTCCGAAAGGTGATACAGGTGAGCGTGGTCCTATTGGTCCTAAAGGTGAACAGGGTAATGTTGGTCCACAAGGTTTGCAAGGTCAAACTGGTCAACAAGGTCCGCAAGGTATTCAAGGTCTGAAAGGTGAAACTGGAGAAAGAGGACCTCAAGGTTTAACGGGTCCAGCTGGTCCTAAAGGTGAAAAAGGTGATAATGGTACACAACCAGAATTAACATTTACACTTGCTGAAAATGGTGATTTGTTTGTAGATATTGCTTACTCTAACCTTGCACCTAGTAATGCAGCGGCACCTAATGCTGTCAATACTAGTTTAACTAAAATGTATGATATTACATGGGGTATTGCACAAGCAGGGGCACCCGGTAATGGTAGGGGATATCTTGAATTTAATCCTGCTACTGGTTTTGGTAAATTACACTTAGATATGAAAGTTACTGGTAATGGTTCTGGTAATGGTGGAGTATTATGTGCATTACCTAATAATTCCCCTGTACCTAAGCGATTACTTGAAGTATCTGTTGATACCAATAACAATAGTGTTTATGTAGAACCTAACCAACGTAATATCAAAGGTTGGGGCGTAGCAGGTGCTAACAAGCGATATATTTTAGATATTGTTGGTTTCTGGGAAGGAGGTCAGTAATGCCAAGAGTTAAATTAGGTAATATTAAAGGTCCTAAAGGCGATGTTGGCAAAAGTGCTTATCAATCTTGGTTAGAGCTTGGTAATACAGGCACAGAGGCTGACTTCATTAAAAGCCTTAAAGGCTCTGCACCGACATTATTTAAGAGTGCAGATAATATTGTTAAGGTATTAGAAATTCCTTTGGATAGTGGTGTAAACCAATGTCAAGGCTTTACATATAGTGAAGAAGCTAATGCTTTCTATATCGCTTGCGTAAATAATGACAATACCAAACAAGTATTCTATAAATACAATGCTGACTTCTCTACTTTAATGTCTAAGCAAACATTTACAGACAAGAATAGATTAGGTCATTGTAATACATTATGTGCTTACAAAGGCAAAATCTACGTTGCTAATGGTGCTGTAAATCCTAACCAAGTAGCTGTTATGACTACCGATATGGCTATTGAAAGTACGGTAAACTTCCCTAATAAAGTGTTTAACCTAGCTTACGATAAAACGGCTAATAAGTTTATCTCTATCTTGTATACTGGCACCACTAAACAACGTACTGTCCAGTATTACAACGAAAGTCGAGTGTTAGAAAATACTACAACTGTTCCTATTATTTCTACCAACCAAGATACTAATGGTGCATTGTACAATGGTAAGAGCGTTGTATTCTCTGTCGGTGGCTATATCATTGAGAGTTTAGATGGTAGTGTTACTAATACAGAAGTCACATCTGCACTTGAGGTTGAAGATTTTGCTATTGCTAATGGTGAAGTATATTTCACAGCTAATAACAATGGTAAAGTTGAAGTATACAAACACAGTGTCAATACTAAGTATTTCAACAATATTAACTACACACCGCCAAGTATTCCACCATTAGATAATAATGTTTCACTAACTGGTAAAGATACATCTGGTACTGAATGGAGTTTGATTAAACTTTCCAGAGGTAATGGTGTTGAGGTTGGTCATAAAGATAAACCATTAGCATTATCTGCTAGTCGTATTACATGGTGGGATGGTTCAAGCTCTCGCTCTGTATTAACAACCAAAGATTTTGACAATGCTTCTAAAACTCTTTACACGAAGAAAGAAGTAGATGATACATTCATCTCTAAAACTAAGTATGAAGCTGATTTAACAGCCCTTAAAACGGCTCTTGATAAATTAAACCAATAGGAGGTTCTATGGACATTCAAGCTGTAATTGTAAGTATTGAGGAACTTAACAAAACAAAAAATGCGATTGCTAATGCAATTCGTGGAAAAGGTGTAACATCACAAGGCAGATTTTCTAATTTCGTAAGCGAAATTAATTCTATTAAAACAGATAATGCACAATCGTTAGTGAATAATTTAAGTAGGCAAAACGTATTTAGAAAGAAAAACGATAACGAAGTTGAGGCTGTTGGGCATATCAAAGAAACATTTGAAATTATTAATGATAATGATGTGACAATTTATTCTTTATATCCAATCGAAAATATTAAAATCGCAGATGGTAAATATAAGAATAGAGTGGTACAAACCACATTATCAACTTCGTATACACTTGATGTTAATAATAATGAGTGTGGCAACATTACATATAATACAGTGCGATTAAGTGTACAGCCAATCGAGGCTCGAAACATCAACGGAGAAGTTGTTGTAAAATATACCGTAAATAACCAAGAGAAAAGCATTACGATGGTAATTAAAGACATGCCAAAAACAACACCTGATAATGTATTCATATTAAAGCAATTTCCACATTCCTTGTATTTTGGCGATGGTAACTTATCACAAACTGTAAACATTAAAAATACAGAAGATGCTACAATTACGCTGTATAAACATAGTGGTACTGTTAAAACATATAAAGAAAAACAGGACGCTTTTGATACATTGGCTAAGTTAGATGAGGCTGGTCATGTCAATGCTATGTTCATGATTTCTAATAATGCAGGAAATACTGAATATATTCCGATAGAGATTTATAATATATATACAAATACAGATGTTAACACTATTCAAGCTGGGAGCTATTCTTCTTTGATTGACATACATGGTAATAACGTACAGTTCTATTGTTCTAGCAAAGCTGGCGTTATCGATAGAAAATATATGGTTACAACACCAGAGCATAGCAATATTGTAGCATCAGATTACAGA